ACGGGAACCTTGTCTATGGGAGATTCCCTAAGAGGGTCCTCCGCCGGAAACTGAACGAGCGTCAAAACCTGTTTGTGTCTCAATCGAGATGTCTCCGCAAAGTGGGATTGCTCGTCTGCAAGGCGGGCTACCGCACGTACAAGCTCCCGGCTAACTGCATGGACAGCGGCGTGATGGCGGCTCAGTATTTCTACGCTGCTAACAGCTACATCAACCTTATCATACGAGACATCCAGTGGCTCCACGAGCACCAGCAGGGGTGGTTAATCACTGCCGCCTCCACCCCTCAATGGTGCTTTATGGGTGAAAGTTACGGTAATATCGGCACCTTGGGAGTACATCCTAAACCAAAGGATGATGGGACGAATTACACAGCGGACCCCGATACAGGGGTTACGATAGGAACAGACCTTCCCTCGGCCACCTCCAACGTGACGGGAACAGCGACCGGCGGGAGCACTACATCCCTTATCGATACTGCGACGGACTTCACGGACCTGGGCCTTGTGGCGGGAATGGCCGTCAACAATCTTACCACGGCGGAAGACTGCAATATCGTGACGGTCGCGGAACACACACTTACCACCACCGCCTCTACAACTGGATTCTCTGCGGGCGACCACTACGAAATCCTCTCCGGCGAGTATGGCGTGGTTACGTCTTGGGAGAACGACGAGGCATACTTGTTCGGCTCCGAGGTGGGCGTTATCAGTAACATCACCGTCCCGCCGGGAAACATCCGCATAGATTACATCCCCTATCCCCGTCCGTTCCCTGAAACCGGTGGCGATAATTTGTATCCTGAAATCCCACGGTTATACCATCACGCCCTCGCTATGGGGGTGGTGGCCGACTGTCTCCAGACATTCCAGGAGAAGACAAAGGAGTTCCAACGCGCCCAGGCGTATGAACAGAAGTTCAATGCTTACTTCGCTGCGGGGGCGTCACAAGCCAATAAACGCCCCTTCTCTGATAAACCTGTAGGATTCGCACCTGCAAGGAGAAGATAATGCCTTACGAGTTGGTGTACTTTCACAAAGGGATGTCATCGGATGCTCGGTCTGCATTGAAGCCCGCAGGGTTCCTGGACGTCGCTGAGAACGTTGGATTCGAGGTTGAGGGGACAGCGAAACTGCGGGCTTCCTTCGCTCGCATTCACGAGGCGACTCTCGTAGATAAAATCCATTCCGGCACGTGTTTTAGGGATACCGTAATCGTCGGGAGCGGCAACAAACTGCTGATGAAGAAGGGGAACGGCGAATTTCAATCCCTCTACAACTTCTTTTCATCCGACCCGTGGGTGTTCCGAGAGTACAAAGACTTCATGCACGCTGCCAATGAACACTTTCAATGCCTCATCGACGACGACGGGAATGTCTATCCCGCCGTGGTGGGCAATCCCTCAACAGCACCTTCGGGAGCCGCAGGGGGAGCAGGGCAGCCGAGCGGTACTTACAAACTGTACGTATCCTTTAAGATAATCTGGCCTAACAAGATGGTGTATGAGACCGGAATATCTTCGGGAAGTACCGATGTCACAGTAGCCAGTCAACAAATATCATGGTCGGCTATCCCTGTCTGTACATACACCGCATGGACAGGAACAGCACCTACTATCCATAGAAAGCTGTATCGAGGCCCTGGGACAGGAGGAGCCTTGGCCGGGATTTACTACGTTGCCACCATCGAAGATAACACTACTACGACATATACAGACAATAATTCCGACAGCCAGCTTGCCGCGAATGGTAAAGCCGTCAATGAAGACTACATCCCTGGACCGAGCACGGCATTGTACATGACCTATCACAATGGCCGGTGCTTTACGATATGCCCGAATACCCCTCATAGGTTGGGGTACAGTGAGGCCGCCGCCGGAGAGGATGCAGTGGAGAACGAGGTGATAATGCCCATCGCCACCCAGGATAACAACTTCGACGACATTCGGGTATCGGGATTCACAGGGGCTGTTACTCCCAGAGGATTGATTACGTGGGGAAGTAGCCTCTGGATACCGCTGGCGCACACGTGGATACGGAAGCAGCAGGACGACCCGGATAACTGGGCGTATCGAAAGACTTTCTCGGCCAAACTGGGAGTGGCGGCACCGATGTCACTTGACATTTTGGATAGTCCCCCTGGAATGGTGTCTGTATCTCTCAGCCCGGATGGGAGACCTACAATCGCCTTCTTCGACGGGAATATCTCCACCTCCTCCATCGCTACCAAGATTGAGGAGTACATAGTGAACAACCTCGACATTGACAGGATTGACGAGTGTGTGGGGAAGGTATCCGGGAGATACTACCATGTGCTGTTCCCGACTGTAGGTGCGAACGAATTTACGCACCTCGTCATGGACCTGGGACGAGCAGGGGATGTGAGATGTGCGACGTGGACCGGACTGAATGCGACGGCCATGTGGTCGAACGATGATACGAAGGATTTCTATATCGGCACCTCCGACGGGTACGTGTACAAGCGGTCGTTATCTGGGGAGCCGATAGACTTCGAAGTGCAGACCCATAACTTATCCGGCGGGGACCAGACCGTCGTGAACCATATCAAAACCGTGAGCGAACTTCGCTATAATCTGGATTCTGATGGTGCAGAGATAAGTCTTGAAATGTGGTTTCAAGATGATGTAGGATGGCGGCAAGGGGAATGGGAAGATGGCAATACTGTGAAGACGATAACAGGGACTGATGATGCCGTACAGATACTGGACAATCTTCCGGCTAATTTCAAGGGGTATCAGTACTTCCTTAAGATATACGGGGAGGGACTGACAAAGCTCACTTTGTACGGTCCCTGGAGTGTTAAATTCGAGATAGGAAACGATTAAACGAGGTGTATCATGAGAAAAGAACTTGAAAAGGCGAGAAAACTTGGGAGGTTCGGGGATTCCCTTCTTGCCCATATTTCCCCGGAAGAAGCGGCTCTCCTGATGCGCCTTGGCGGGTCGGGAACGCTAAACCCCCAGACAGGACTCCCTGAGTTCTTCGGATTCGGTAGCTTTTTCAAGGCGATAGCCAAACCGTTCACAGCTATCGGAGGTGCGTTGAGCGATGTGGTGAGTACAGTGATTGGTAAACCTATCGAAGCCATCACCTCTCCGATATTCGGGAGTAGCGTTGGTAGCGCACTGGGAAAGGTGGCTTCCATCGCGGCTCCGGCAGTCGGCGGCTACTTTGCTGCACCGTATATCTCCAGTATGTTTGGTTCTTCCTTGCCTGCTGGGTTAGAGGAGGGGATGGACCTTGGAGCGAAATTGGCGGGAACAGGAGAGGCGGCAGCAGGAGGGGCAACAATTCCTCTTTCCGCTGGGGGTATTGCACCGCTCTCGGCGGCTGAAATGGGAGCGATTGGTCTTCCTCAAGCGGGAGTAGAGTTAGGAGCGGGTGCTCTCCCTGCGGGTGGATTAGGTGGGGCCATCACTGGCGGGTTGACACCGGCTGAAGCCGCTGCGTTAACCGCTCCGGCAGGGGCCGGGGCCGGAGCCGGAGCAGAGGCTACGAGAAGTTTTATTACCCCGTCTGAGGAGCTCGCCGCACTTTCTGGTGCCCCGATGTCAGCCACAACGTCAGCTATGTCGGAGCTTATGTCAGCACCTTTAAATCTATCTGAGGCTCTGCCGCCCGGACCGATGTGGGAGAATGCACTAACAGCCGGAGCGTCCCCTTATACGTATTCCCCTATGTATTCAATGGCTAATCTCGGTGGCGGTGGGGGGTGGTGGGGAGACATGACGGATTGGTACAGAAGACTTCCCGGAATGGCTAAGGTTGCTCTCCCTGTTGGCGCACTCGGAGTCGGGTCCAACCTCCTTGGCGGATTCATGAGATACAATCAACAGCAGGCGCAGAGCGAGGCTATCAACAGAATGCTGGGTCAGTACTTGGCCGAATCCCAGTGGACCCCCGAAAAGCGTGCGGGGATGATGCAAGGGATAGGCGGCCAGACTGCCGAGGCCATTCAAGCTGGTCAGAAACGTGCAGCTTCCTCCGCAGCGGCGGCTGGTCGTGGTGGTGGATATTACGGGAGAGAATCAGAAAGACTTCGGAGGGCCGGGTTGGAAACAGCGGCGCAAGCACTGGCCGGAACTTGGGGACCCTCCAACGTATCGCCGGAAGCCTACAGACTGATGGGTCAGGCACAGGCAGGGCCTATCTCGCCCTGGTATGAGACCACACAAGGGTTAGGTGGCTTGGCTGGGCAGGCACTTCCTCTGATGGCACTGTTCAAGATGTTCGGAGGTTAACAATACCTCGATGTGCATGGTCGCGTCTTGTCGGGCGCGTGGATTGAAACGGAGGTTAACATGAATGAAATACCCAAAACTCCTGGACCGTTCTTCGAGGGTTTACAGGAATCGATAAGGTTGGCGGTTCCTCTCGCCGTCGAGAAGTTCAGGCTTGACCAGATGAATAGACAGTGGGAACAGAAACTGGCAGAGACGGCGGAAGCGCACCGGCAGAACGAGAGCATTCGCAAAATAAACGCCGCCACTAACCTCATCTCCACCGGACTCACCTCTGATAATCCCGCGCTCGCACAACAGGGTTTGCAGATTGTGGCTGAAGAGGCTGGGATACCTACTACGACACTTCCTCAATTATCGGCCTCTCCCGCAATCCAGGCCAAAGCGGAGGCACTCCGCAGGGAGCAGGCTTTCAATCAAGAGGTGTATGGGAAGAATCTCTCCCCTGAACAGATACTGAAGACGCGGCTTAAATACTTCCCCGATGAGGCTCTCAAGGTATATCAGATTACAGAAGCTGCGAAGGCGAGAGAAGAGGCCAACGCAGAGAGGGCGGCGTATCTTCGCGCTCTCGCAGGGAAAGGAGCCGAGGGAACGAAAGAGTATATTGGCACGGATGAGAAAGGTAATCCATTGCTTTTGAATAAAAAGACAGGTGTAGTAGCACCTGCCCCGGTAGAGGGGGGAATAAAAGCCAAACCTTCAGCACCGAAAGGAGGTGGAAGTGCTCTTGATAGACTGTTGAATCTGAACGTCGGGGCTAAGATGCCCGCCGGAGCGCAGACAGGAACCTATAAAGGCAGGCGAGCCTACAAAGTGGGTGATAAATTCTATGACATGACCACCAACGAGGAGATAAAGTAATGGCCGAGCAGGATTGGGTTCCTGATACTGCCAGCGAGGGTTGGGTGCCGGATAAGCCGGAGAAGCCGAGTCGAGCCGAACAACTGGTTAAAGTAGCGAAACAGTTACCGGGGTGGGATATTGATTTCTATCGCGGACTTAGCGACGTTGGCCGGACACTGGTAGTCGGTCCGGCGGCTTACGCTCTCGGCAAGGTGAATAAAATCATCGCCCGCACCTGGGGTGGTGAGGATGCTGCCAAGCTCGCCGAAGAAGCCTCCAATAAGATGTTTGAGCCGCTGGTCCAGCCCCGGAGCGAGGCCGGAGAAGCAATGGTGGGGGCACTCGAAAAGTATGCAATCGAACCCATCATGAAGCCCATCGAGAAGGGTCGGGAATTTGCCGTGGAACTTATGCAGAAGCCCGGCGGAAGTCTCATTCCCTTCCAGACGAAGATGTCTAAGGACGCTGCCGAGAATGCGGGGGATATACTTGAACTCGCTACCGTGTTCGGCGGGATTCCCAAAGCGGCGCAGGTTGCCAAGGCTGGCACGGAACTTGCAAGGATAAAAGTGCGAGAAGGTGCGGACCTAAGTGCCTTCGAGAACATCTTGGAACCGGCGAAAGAAGTCGAGACCTTCCGGCCCCGCACGGAAGAGATGAAGGCTACCGAGATGTTCCAGGAGAAGGTAGCTCAAGAAAAGATGGCCTCCCTCAAGGAAGCTGTCACCCAGTCGCGCGTGGGGACATTCGAGGCGTTACCTCCGGGACAGGGGTTCGAGCTTGTTGGCACACCCAGAGAAGCTGGAAGATTAGAGGGTATTCCTGAATTTGGCCGCATTGAGCGTCCTGTAATACTACAGCCGGAGGAGGTATCCGCACGACCGTATGGTTTTGAGAGGGAGAAGGTTGATATACGGGTAAAGGAGGCTCTTAGTAAACCGCCTTTCCAACGTACCGCCGAGGACATGCTCGCTCTGCAAAAGGAGTATGTTGACAGGTTGGAAGCGGAAGCGAAGAGTATGCCGGAGGAGTTGGCATACTACGCGCAGACAGGGAAGGCACCTGAAAATCTTCCTCCGCCGGAGACTCACTTTGGAGTGGCGGACCCGGCGCGGGATGTACCCACACTCGATTCACCGGTATTGAGGGAACCTCCACCTACTACGAAAGATACTTTAGTGGAGGTTGTGCGGGATGCGGAAAGGTTAAAAGAAGATGTCCCCCCGGCCTTCGAGCCTCCGCCTCCCCCGGCTGTGGAATTGCCTCCGCAGGAGGTGATACCCAGGTTTGTTGAGATGCGGGAGAGAAACCCTCGAAAGGAATATCTCTCGCCTTACAAGCCGGAGGAGATGGCCGAATTTCCCGTCGTCCACGTTGAGCAAGGGATTGAGGCCGGGTATGCCATCAAACCGGATGGCGACATTGTAAATGTTTTCAGTAACGTTCCCGGCAGGAATATCGGAGCAACTTTAGTACTCGATGCGGTGGCGAGAGGGGGGAAGAAGCTCGACTGTTTAGGCGAACACTTGGCAAAATTGTATAAGGACCTGGGGTTCGAGGAAGTCGGGAGGGAACCTTGGAATGATGAGTACGCTCCCCCTGATTGGAATTATGAGAGGGATGGGAGACCGGATGTAATCTACCTTAAATTAGGAGAGGAAAATGACCCAATTAAACTTGCAAGAGGCTTTGAAGCTAAACGGAATATCCGACTGGAAGCTGACCCCATCACAGCAGAAGTTCTTGATAGAATCTACAGAAGAAATGCTGAAAAAGCACGACAAGAAATGGTTCGAGGAGAACCAAAACAGCAACAGGAGTCAGTTGGAGATTATTTTCAACGGGTTCTTGGGGTAGAAGAAGAACCTAAATATTACCCTGCCTTACGTGTCGATGGGAAGGTTTATCAAACAGCCGGTGGGCACCGGATGTACGGGGATATCCCCAACTCCGTGTTGATAAAAGCCAAAGAAATCGACATGGGATACGTGGACCAGTCCGGGAAGTTCTACACCCGGATGGAGTCCCCCGCCGAAGTTGGGCAGATTGTGTCTGCCAATACCGAGGCTCCGAAAGTTTTCAAGGGTAATCCTGTTGACGAAACGTCTCTGAAATTCGACCCGTTCGGCATACAAGCGGCCTACGCAGCCATCAAGAAGTCCTCCCGCGCGGTCAGTAATCTCGTCCGCTATCTCGAAGACACCAAACAGATTGTGAAGGATTACATTCCCAGCCGTGACGGGGAGAAATTGCCGGAGCGACAACAGACCGGGGTGGACCCTTATCGCCCGATAGTTATGGAGACCGCCAGAGACATCAATCGGGTAGAGATGGCGATGTCTCCTCACATGGTGTTCAGGAACATGTTCACCACCGGAGACAACCCGGCCATAGACTCTTTCAAGTCTGTGATGGCGGCACACACCAACACCCGCAACTCCGTGGCCTACACACAGGAGGCGTTGAAAGGTATCCCGAAGGACCTCGATAACATTGTAAAGGCTGTCAAACCCCTCTTTGACCAGAACAAAGATTTGATGAATACCTGGGAAAGACTGAAGAATCAGGAGGCCACTATCCGCAGAACGCTGTCGAAGATTCCTAAGCACGCGGAATATGAGCGTTTAATGGGGGAGGCCGGAAAGCTGGAGACGGCACTGAAGAAGGCCAGAGCAAAACTGGAGAAGATGGACCCGGAGAGGTTCAAGAAGGAGAAGGCTGAAAGGATTTACAAGTGGGAACAGGCGTTCGCTAAGTTCTCGGATGATGTCAAGGCCGCCCATGAGCAGGGGTATAGAAAAGCTGTCGAGCAACTCCGTACGCGCACGTTCGAGACTGAACGGGCCGCCAGAGAAAGGGTAGTCTTGCGGGCCGAGAAGAAGCTGGCGGACATCACAGCGCGGGCTAAACAGCTTGAAAACTCCATCAAACGAATCCCCTCCTATCGGAAACTCATGGAAGAAATGAAGGTTTTGCAGGCTAAGGAGACAGAGTTGCTTCCCCGATTCGAGCAGATGGCTATGGACCATGACGCTATCATGAGAAGGTTGGCCGGATTGTATTCAGATACAAGAGTCTATCTCCACGCCGCAGGGGAACTACCGGAAGTGTGGGGGATAAAGCTCAGCGAACAGGAGATGCGAGCGTCCAAAATGCTTAGGCAGTATTTGGACCAGACCAAGAAAGACCTTGAAACTACAGGGAAATATGGTATCCCTGTCCGGGCCGGTATCTACATGCCCCGGATTTTCAAGATGCTCCTTGATGACCCGAACATGAGTAGCATACTGGGCAAGTGGAAGTCCAAGCCTACTCTGCTCAGCTTCATGTCCCGGCTTCCCAATTCCCGCACGTGGGTTCCCTCGGCGCACGCCGTGATGGATGCTTACATCCCGCTCGCCGAACACAAGATTGCAATGCAGCCGTTCCTCGACAGATGGAGACCGTTTGTTGACAGTTTACAACTGGGTAATATCAAAGATTACATGAACAACTGGATAGAAAAGAACATGAGCAGGGCGGCTTCGAGTACTGCGGATAAGCTCCTGAACGGCGCGGTGGCATTTGAGTATTGCCGGTTGATAGGACTATCCCCGTCGGTCGGATTCAAACACTTGATGAAACTTGCCGGAACCCCGGCCAAGTATGGATTCTCTCCGACGGCTGCGGGATTAACACAGATAGCCCTCGTTCCCTTCCAGTCCGCCATGATGTTTGCGGAGCTCCGCTTCCCTAAATTCGCGGAGATGTTGAGGTCGATGGGTGTGAAGAGCGAGTATAATCAACTCCGCCTGTTCCAGCATTATGTTACGCAGAGCGACCTCCTCAGAACCCTCAATGAAATTCCGGGCTTACGTGAGATACAGAATAGAGGATTCAGACTCTTCCGCAATGTTCTATCACAGCCGGTGCGGGCAGTGGAGGCGTTCGATAACGGTGTGTCAGTTCTGGCCGGAGCAATCAAGGGTGACATTAAAGGTATAGACCCGGCCATCATCGAGCGTGGGATATGGGAAACAATCCTCGACTGCAATTTCCGTGCCGGATGGGACCAACCGCTGTGGCAGAAGAACCCGCTGACTCGTGGGTTGACAATGTTCCAGATGACCCCTTTCAAGCTCGTCGAGTTCAAGATAAAGATGGTGGAGGATGCTTTCAAACCCCATAGAGACATCAACGGCAAGCTCGTCATTGGGAAACGGGACGCTTTCGGCACCCACGGCGGGTCGCAACTTATCAGATACATTACGATTATGGGGATTGCGGAGATGATAGCGCGGGAGAACGACACCTCCGTGTTTGAGATGTTCATCCATCCCCCCTTCCTGCGCGGGGTGATAGAGCCTACAAAAGAAGCACCGTGGTTAAGGGTTGAACCTCCCGGAGAGTGGAAAGTGGCCGAGGCCCCCATAGTCGGAGCGTTACACGAGATGGGGGAGAAGGGTGTTACGGAAGGGGTGAAAGAACACCTTGGGGCGAGGAAGGACATTATTCGCAATCCGATGAGACTCTTAGAGACGTATTCGCGTCTTGAGCAGGCCCAGAAGGGTAGATTTTCCGCCCGCTATGACACCGCAGCGAAGGCGATGTTGGGGCTGGCGAGGGTCCCCGGAGAGCATGACATCATGGAAGTTGCCAAAGAGCACCGGAAAGCACAGAGAAAAGAGGCACAGACTCTCGACCCGCTTATCGAAAGTTTCGCGCTGGACGGGAAGAAGGAAGACCTGAACAAGATTATTGACTTCATCAAGGCCAATCCCGACCCGCAGGAGCAGGAGCGGATGGCCGCGAAAGTATTGAAAAGGATTGAGATTTTATCGTTCCCCGATTCCAAGTGGTGGGAACAGGCACAGAAACTACCGCCGGAGAAGAGGGCGGAGGTGTTTTACTACAAGGTGAAGGAGATGAAGAACCCTGATGACAGGGTGAGGATGATTAAACAAGCGAAAGAGCTTCACGGGTTCGCGTCCGAGAGGTTTGATAGAAAACTTGAGGAGTTGATAGGGGAATAATATGGCAACCATCAACACACCTTTAGCGTCTCCCGACATGCAAGACATGATGCAGAAGATTCAAATCTTCATCGACCAGTTGTACGATGAGAGAATCGGGGGACTACTGCTCGGAGACGTTTTCACGTCCGGCAGCGGTGGGGATGTGTTGAACCTTAACACGGATGAAGAAGGAGGGCTTTTAAAGACCGGCGGGAAACTGTCCGTAAAGGTGAACAGTCTCAAAGGCTTGAAGGTCGATAAGGACGGATTATACATCCTCTTGAGAACTGGAGGTGGGATAGCATTCGATTCCACCGGAGCTTTGACAACATCGGCGGGTGTTAATGCCGACACGCTGGAAGGGTATCACGCCTCCCAAACGCCCACGGCCAATACCGTTCCGGTGTCATTGATTACAGGAAAGATAGACACCGGGTGGCTGAATGCCAGCGTTTTCCACTTCGCCGGTGGAGTACCATTGGGAAGTGCGGAGGGAAACATCAATGACTGGGTTGCGCAGGGTGCAGGGTCAACTCTGAATGCCGACATGGTGGATGGGAAACATGCATCGGAAATAACCGGTGTTCAGGGACCTCAAGGATATCAAGGTCCACAGGGGCCTCAAGGATATCAGGGCGAGATTGGTGAAGGTATAGGAGAACTTGATATGGGACATCCCGACACTGTTGACTGGGTGACATCCTTCGTTTGCGGGGGTGTGTCATGATAAGAGCACAATTTAGGAGAGGTACACAGGCGGAATGGACTGCGGCCAATCCGACACTTTTATCGGGGGAGCCGGGATACGAGACGGACACAGGGAGATTCAAGGTCGGGGATGGTTCAACTGCGTGGGATAGTTTGGATTATTCGTCCGGCACGCAGGGGCCGCAGGGAGACCAAGGGCCGCAGGGTGGCGTAGGTCCACAAGGTTATCAGGGTTCTCAAGGAGAGGGGCTTCAAGGAAGTCAAGGAAATCAGGGACCTCAAGGAAGCCAGGGAAATATAGGGCCGCAGGGATACCAAGGTTATCAAGGATATCAAGGACCTCAAGGTCCTCAAGGGAGCGGAACTGCGGCGGATACCGTTGACGGCTTCCACGCTTCCCAGACCCCTACGGCCAGCACCTGTGCCGTGTCAACTGGGGGAGGGGTTCTCAATAATGGATGGTTAAACGATAGCGTGAGGGGTTATGAACATCCTATTGATTCTGTTGCATATTACGCTGCACACAGCAACACCAATTATCCTATATCTGTCGGAGAAGTCTGCAAAGTAACCTTCTCAAGTGCGACAACTGTCCCATTGAGAATCACTACTGCTGCTGGACATGTTTACGATGTGGGGATATACACCACCAACACCGGAGGGACAAGTGGTGGAGGTGCAGGGCATATCGAGTTACGTCCCAATGACACTACTTACGATGACGAATTTATCTACAATGAATATCAGAGGAGCACTGCCGCCGCCAGTAACAGTTCAGAAACAAATGACTGGTTCAGGGTCGGGTATGCTTTCGGGTCATCACGGTTTGAACTGATAAACTTCGCGGGGTATAAAGCAGCAAAAGGAATATATGACATTTATGGGATTGCAAATTCCTGGCCGTTTATGTGTATCTTCGACACGGTGTGGCAGGATACCAATACAGATTGGACATCTCTTGGCACTGTAAACTTCGCTCAAAGTTCTACCGGATTTATCTTGGTAAGGAGAATAGTATAATGACTGACATAGGACCGCAAGGATACCAGGGACCGCAAGGCCAGCCGGGAGAGCAAGGGCCGCAGGGACCCGCAGGGAATCAAGGGACACAAGGACCCTATGGAGGTCCTCAAGGTCCACAAGGGGCACAAGGGCCTCAAGGGAATCAAGGGGTCGGAACGCAGGGTCCTCAAGGTCCTCAAGGGCCTCAAGGTCCGCAGGCTCATATGGAGAGGGGAAATGCCGCGATTAGCTTGGTTGAAACTTCTCTCGGTTTTCAAAGTGTATCATTTGGCACAGCGTTTGCAAGTACTCCAAGAGTACTCTGTACTTGCAGTAGCGGTTATCAATTCGTTTGTTCAGCATTGAATACGTCCACTACTGGATTTCAGTGTGCTGTACTGGAAAGTGAAGGGTCTCCAGTAACTGTAGTAGTTTATGTTAACTGGTTCGCAATAGAACCATAGAAAAAGTGGAGGAGGAGGAGGAATGAAAGTATCAGTGTTTACACCAACGCATGACCCGCAGTATTTAAGGGACGCTTACGAAAGCGTCAAAGCACAGGATGTTCACGAATGGGTGATACTGTACAACAACGGGGCGGAGCCTGTGCGATTTCAAGAAAGCTGGATAAAGGAGTATGTCTCCGAGGATACCAGCGGGTGCGTGGGAGCGTACAAGGCAGAGGCATGTGCCAAATGCGAGGGAGACATTCTATTGGAGCTTGACCACGATGACCTTTTGTTGGAGGGTGCAGTAGAAGCGGTGAAGGAGGCGTTCACCGGCAACAGCGAACTGGGAATGGCTTACTCCAATTCCGTCGCTTGCTCGATGGAGTATGAGCCCCGTGAGCATTTCGACCCGCTATTCGGGTGGTCATACCGGCCTTTTAACTACAAGGGCTACGAACTTGAGGAGTGCGTTGCATTCCCTCCGATACCGGCGGCGGTGTCGAGAATCTGGTACGCGCCGAATCATCTGCGGGCTTTCAGCAGTAAGTTCTACAAGATGGTGGGAGGGCATAACAAGGAGATGAGAGTGCTCGATGACCTCGACCTTATGTGCAGATTGTACACGGTGTCGAAATTCTACCATATCGACAGGCCACTGTACCTATATCGAGTTCACGGGGATAACTCTTGGATTGTTCACAACAGCGAGATTCAGAACAATGTCTATCGGATTTACTACCAGTACATCGAGAACTTGGCCCTCAAATGGGCGAAGGATAATAATCTGCTGGCTGTTGACCTCGGTGGACGGTTTAGCAAAGACCCGCGATACATGTCGGTTGACCTCAAAGACGCGGATGTCATAGCCGACCTTGAGAAACCGTGGCCGTTCGGAGACGGAACTGTCGGAGTAGTACGCGCGAGAGATGTCTTTGAACATTTGCGAGACCCGTTACATACGATGAAGGAGCTTTACAGAGTCCTGTGTCCGGCGGGGTATGCCTTCATCACGGTCCCTTCTACTGACGGGCGAGGAGCCTTTCAAGACCCGACGCACGTAAGTTATTGGAATGAGAACAGTTTCCTGTACTACACCGACCGCCGGTGGTCAACGTACATCGACACCCCGGTCAGTTTCCAGGCGATGCAGTTGGGAACGTCCGAGAAGAACGAGCAGGGGGTTTGTTGGGTCGAGGCGCACCTGCTGAAGCTGTATGGGAACATGAGTATCCCAGGGCTCAAATTTATCTAAGGAGGAGATAGGATGGCAATTATCGAACAGTACATTGTACCGGGATTGAAACTATTGCCGGAAAAGATGGACACGGTTAAGGCGCGGGCTCAACTGGTGGCGATAGGGTTTCAAGAGAGTGGGTTCAAGACTCGAAAGCAAGTGGGGGGTCCGGCGAGGGGGCTATGGCAGTTCGAGAAAGGCGGGGGGATTGTTGGCGTCTTGAATCACCCGTCCACCTGTAAGATAATTCAGGGGGTGTGCGAGAGGATTGTCCTTCCTCCGTACGCTGATTTGTGTTACGGGGCGGTGGCTTACCACGACGCCCTGGCCTGTTGCTTCGCCAGGTTGTTGTTGTGGACGTCTCCGATGGCACTGCCAGACAGGGATGAGATGGATAAAGGGTGGTTATTGTATCTTACAACGTGGCGGCCAGGTAAACCGCGACCGGAGGACTGGCCGGAAAACTTTAAGAGAGCGTGGGAGATGGTGACATGACAGACTATTTGATAAGCAAAGGCCCCATCGGGGAAGAAGACCAGAATAAATGGGACGGGGTGAATACGACCTTCACGCGGGACACGTCAACCGGCGGGTCCATCACCCTTAACAGTGTCGGCACCGCCGTGGACGCGTTGATAGTCTATGGTGGCGGGGTGAACTACACTGCGGCAACCATCAATCTCGCAATATCCTCAATAGGTAGTTCTAAGGTCAGGTTGTTATTGCGTCAGGGAAGCTGGGTACTGGAGGATGATGTCACTGTCCCGTCCAACATCACCCTCGAAATAGCCGACGGCGCACTTATCACCACTACGGGGTACACCCTTACCATCTCCGGTGGGCTTGTGGCCCCGCCGCAAAAGGTGTTCAGCGGCACAGGGACAGTGACGGTAGCCAAAGGGACGGTGGTTAATCCGTTATGGTGGGGGGCTATTGGGGATGGGTCAACTGATTGTACGGCTGCCTTGCAATACGCGGTTAATGCGGTTTCGGATGATGGGGGAATAGTTCTCATTCCTGCCTCCGATACTTATTACAAGGTGACGGATGCTATTACCGTGAGTCACCCTGTTACTATCGTTGGAGAGTCCCGGTATTACTCGCAGATTCATCAGGCCACGGCTGCGAAAACTATCTTCACAGTTACCGCAAGTTACGTCACTATCAAGGACCTGCACTTAACCGGCCCTGGGGGAATTTCTCTATCCTCCGGTAGCACGGCTATTTCAGTCACTGGGTACAGCGCGGCCAGTATGTCCCAGTCGGTCCGGGTGGAGGGATGTATCATCGCCTCTTGGGGAGACAAGGGAATATACTTGATTTATACACAGAACTTCGCTGTGAAGGATTGCAAAATCAGTACTGTGTACACCGCCGGGGTGGAGACCCGCTCTGTTAATACGGGTGAGATTAGCGGGAATGTTATCAGCACCTGTACATCTTATGGGATACTGGCGGTGCGAAATGCTACAGACTCCCTTATCACCGACCCCCGCTCATCCTATGTTCACATCTGCAACAACAGAGTGTCCGATGTTTCTGCGGGCGAGGGAATACACGTCGGGGCAGGGAGTTATGTAACAGTGGATGGGAACTTCATTTATAACAGTAACTTGGGAATAGTAGTCACGTATGCGGCTGGGGCCACAGCGGGAATATCCTATGCGCCGTACTACTGCAACATAGTCAACAACGTGTGCGACTCGTCTGTTGTGGATGGAAGCCGGGACGTGGGGATAACTCTCGGAGGCGCGTTGGCAACTGGAGGTGGGTCTGTTATTGAGTATGGCCGCAACTGTAATATCATTGGGAATGTCATCATCGGGTATGGAGATGAAACCTCATTGACCGGATGTAGCTTGTTGTGTTACGCGACGGCTTGTACTATCATAAGTGGGAACTCCATCAAAGACGGCGGGTCGAATGGTATCTTCTTGCAGCCTTTCAATTATGATATGACCCTTGTGGGGAACACGATGACCAATATCTTCTCAAGCACCGTAGCTGTAGGGAAGGCTATCGGTCTGCATGTCTCCGGGGATTATAATACCTTCATCGCCTCCGACCTCAACATAGCAAAACGTGATGACAGGGGAACATATGAACTGGATGACGCCTCCGGTATTGGCGTGTTTGTGGCTAACAACGCCAACACCAGTGGCAAGTTGGGCCTCGTGCATGGTAATTCCTACACGTTACTTAGCGATACGGGGAGTAAAGTATCAAAGAATCTAAATGCGTGATTTTGCCTTTCTAAAGCTAAGGGAAGTGTAAGTAGTGCGGGTGGTCGCCTCCTCCACCACCTCTGCTATCGTCTCCGGGGGTAAACCCTGTTTGAGAAGAGCTTCCCTTAGCACCTTAACATCGTAGTTCTTTTTCTCCCCAGATTGTAGTGCCATAACGCCGACACCCTCTTCTTTGTAAGAGTCGATTCCCATAGCTATCATCAGCGGGGTGGCTTCTTCTTTCCAGGATTCCAACGCCTCCGCCAGTTGTTCCTCTTCCGCTTTTAACTCCTGCCTCTCCAGCAGTAACTCATGCAGCCTGTTTTCCATTTTCATCCTCCTTCTTTATCTTCTTCATTTCATTCCATCTTTTCCCCATCTTGAACTCCACCTCAAGCGGGACCGTCATCCAAGGGACGCACCCCTCCATCACTTCCTTCGCTATCTGTAGAAACTCCTCCACCAAATCCTCCCGCACCTCGAATAGCAGGTCATCGTGGATTTGTAGCAAAGGCCGTACCAAGCCATCGTAGCTTTTGTATAGAGGAACAAGCTGGGCCATCGCTTCTTTGATGATACCTTGTGCGCTCATTTGGATGGGCGCGTTGACAGCTTGCCGTATCCCAGCCTCCACTATCCGGGGATGAACAGAGATAATCTCCGGCACCAGCCGTATCCGGCCCCACATATCCCGGACATATCCATATCTTCGAGCGTGCAACTTCTGTTCCTCGACCCAAGCCTTCACTCCGCTATACGTGTCAAACCACCGGTCTATCATGTTCTGGCATTCCATCAAGGTGTATCCTGCCGCTCCCGACACTTCCAACTCCTTCAGTAACTTCTGCGGAGAGATTTGGTAGAGAATCCCGAACCCGATTCTTTTGGCCGGATACCGGTGTTTCAATTCGTCCACGTTCTCTTTCGGTATCTTGAACATCCGCATGGCCGTCTCCGTATGGATGTCCTTCCCCGTCCGGTACACGTCCATCATCAACGGGTCTTGGCTTATATGCGCGACACATCTCATTTCAACCTGCGAATAGTCGCCCGATAGGAGAGTAAACCCGTCCTCTGCGACAAATCCACCTCTAATCTTTCGCCCGTCTTCAGTTCGGACGGGTTGCGCCATAAGGTTTGGATTACTCGAAGACAATCTTCCAGTAACCACCCTGGTGATTCGCAACGTAGTTCGTATTCTCGCATCGTCGCCCATCCGTGTTGGCAGAACGTCAAGGAACGTACCCTGAAGTTTCCGGTATCCTCTCCAAGCGGCGATGAGAGGGATGGCAGGGTGTCTGTGTTCAATCGCTTCGAGCCGCGCGTGGTCCGTGGCTCCTTTGTACATCTTTGATTTCTTTTCAATTTTCAACCTCCTTAACAGTTCAAACACCTGTTTGTCCGACCCCGGATTGAGGGTCCCCACCAGCTTCTCGATGTCCGCCGAAAGCTGGTTCATCCTCTCCGTGAACTCCTCCGATAACTTCCTGAAATACTCCGCGTCTCCTTTTATCCCTGTCTCCTGCATATCTGATACCATCGGCAACATACGCATGTCCCGGTCCAAGACATCCTCCAGTCCCCATGCTTTTATCTTGTCCATCAGCATGGGGTAAATGCTCAAGGTGTCGTCGGCGTCCGCGCAGGCATAATTAAGCGCATCCTCAAAGTCTATGTCCGATAGGTATGCAGGATGAAGTTCGCCCAAGACAGCCTCGACCATGCCTCTTCCGGCTTCCGGTTCAATCCCCGACCACCAGTCATACAAGTCCTCGCCTTTTCGCGAGAGGGCTTTCTTTATCTTCGTGTCGATAGGCTGGGGCTTCCGTATTTTCAATTCCCCTCCACGAACCTCTATCACAGGTTCCGGCTTGCCCCAGTCTATCTCCAACGCCTTCGTCAGATACTCACGCGCAATCTCCTGGGTCCTCGGCCCGACCATTTCCTCGTAGGAGAGTCTTGAGATACCCAAGTGCCGAAAGGCGAGGGGCTTCAAACCCTGCGGCTCCGTTTGCAAAAGGTATGCCATAACCATCGTGTCCACGAATTTGTTCGGAATAATACCAAGACGCATGAGCACCGGCAAATCGAAGAGGGCATTGTGCAGTATGGTCACAACGCCAGGGGTCGAGACAAACCGCGCCAGCTTCTCTATTGAGGAGATGTCTGTCCTCATAACAAACCTCGCCGATTTTTCCATGCACGAAAATTGAACACTCCACGGTACACCTCCTTTTTCTATCTCTGTGTCGATTGCGATAAGAGGGGATAGGTCCCTTTCATCTCCATCCCACACGGTATAGTCCACGTCCCCTCTACCCTGATGGACATCCCGTGGTTTTATCTTCCCGTCGATGGTGTCCCGGACGGCCATGAAGTCGGCCATGATGACACTCATGTTTGTAGAGTCATGCAATCCGCGTGCCGGATGATACACGGGGATGACGGTTGCCCGGAATCCCAGGGGAAGATTGTTGATGGTCTCCGTCCAGAATGGTATCCCATGAACATTCTCCATGTCAACGTCTCCGAGTAGTAAGCGCGTGGACACCCTTCCGGCTGTGATGATTATCCTGGGACGCAGGGTTGTTAACTCTTCAAAGAGCAGGGGGAAGCAAGACTCCACCTCCGACTTCTTCGGGTCTCTGTTTCCGGGCGGTCGGCACTTCAGCACGTTGGTGATGTAGATATTCGTGCGTAGCAATCCCACCCGGAGGAGGTAGTTATTGAGCTCCTGTCCGGCCTTGCCCACGAAGGGGCGGCCCGCGAGCTCCTCATCCGCGCCGGGGGCTTCCCCTATGAGAACGATGGCCGTGTTCTCTGGGCCTTCGGGCTTCACCAGTTTACACGGTAATCCGCAAAGTGATGGACAGTTCATAACAACCTCTCGATACCGGGGTAATCATGTTTGTGTATTTCGAGGGCCTCCTCCGCGCTTAACTCCCCATTCTTGACAGCTTGGACAATGATGTAAACATGTTCTTCCATGCTTCTCTTTATCACCTTCGCCGCCCATTGAAGAGTTTCTTCATCCTTGGAGTTCCTTATTACATCCAACGCTTCCGCTACTGCTGTGTATTTCTTTTCCCATTCACTTCGCGAGAGCCGGGCTAATCCTGAAGAGGATGTCACCGGTGCCGGTGATGGGCTCGGTGTGTTTTCTACCTCGACGTTCTCCATAATCTTCCGCGAGCTCGACAATAAATCCCGGCTTCTTATCCGCAACTTCCACGCATGATGATTCGGGCAAGCTGCTGTAATGTCTGCATATTTCTCACTCTGGTTGAGAACCAGTGTCATCAATTCGTTGCATGTCGGACACCGCATGTTTCTTCCTCCCATTCTTCCCATTCTTTCTGTCACCGTAAGTGGACCTTCGGTACTCCCGTAACAATCCCGGAGAGACTTTCATCGCTTTGGCAACACGCTTCCAGGCTCCCATTCGCTTGTGCATATCCTCCAGCACCTGTTGAGGGTCTCCGATGGATAGCAATCTATAGTGGAGGCCCAGGAAACGGTCCGGCATCTCCGACGGCGGCTTGTTTATCTTGCAATATTTGTGCGCATACTCCCAAATCGAGTACAGGCAGACCCGCAATTCCCCGGCTATCTCTCGGTACGTTGCTTCATCATTCATAATTAGCCTCCGCAACGCTTCCCTTGGCTTTTCTTTGGGGCTGTATTTGTGCAACAGATACCTTTCGATTTTCTTTCGCAAATCCTTTTTCATTGTCCTTCCCTCTATCTACCATATCCTCTTCACTTGTACCGACGTAGGCCACCGGCACCCCATAAACCCCTTCGATGAGGTTGATATGCCAACTCGTCTGCAGAGAAAGTTGAGAATCTTTCGTGACTCCGTAGTCTTTCCAGGTGATATAATTGGCGAATTGCAGGCAGAGATAGTCCGGTCGGCACACTGTGATGAACTTCTCGAACCGGCTATGCGAGAACTCAAACACCCGCCGACGAAGTTTTGTGGCGGTAGTCATCTCCTCCAGAGGGTGGGGAGCCCCACATCTCTCCGCCACCTCTTCCCACGTAATCTCTTTGGCCTCCGCATAATCGCCGGAGAACCCTTCCCGATTGTGTACACGAACAGGAAAGAATCGATACACACCGTAAACATCCCCGATGAATTTGGGGGACACGCCCATCTCGGCCATTGCCGCCGCAGGGTTAATCATCTTTGACGTGCAATATCGAGGACTTATACCATGCTCAAGACACAGGTCAAATCCCTGGGTCGTCTCGCATAGTACCGTGCGGCCGGTGTTCAAGAACTCATTGATAAATGTCGTAGTATCCCCTATCCTATCTTGTAGTTCTTCTACATCCTCTGCGTAGGTGATGTCCTCGCCGCGCAGAATCTTGAACATTCGTGCTACGCCGACACCCTGGTTCGTGCTACCGATACGGAGAAGTCCCAGTTCCCTTTCCCGTGACAGGTAATATGGGCGAACCATAACGGCGCGAGGGTGGATATAAATCCGTCGTTTCGGGATTTGAAGCTCCTTTATCTCCCTTAGTAGCAGTTCCAGGTTGATGATGGAGGCTGGGCCGAGAAGGATGAACGATTCCTCTGCCTCCAGTGCCGAGATAGGAAGATGATAGCTCGTCTTCTTCTCTCCGTTGATGTAAGCAGTATGCCCGCAATTCGGAGACGCCGTTGTGCAGACAACCTCCGGCTGGTATTTGCGGGCGAGATAAGCGGCCATCTTCCCCTTCCCTTCACTCCCAGCCTGCGCTCCAATCACGATGTTGAACTTTCCTTTCTTCATCAGTACTCCTCCTCTCCTTTCAACGTTGCCACGATACGTTTGGAAAGTGTCTTTCCTATCCCAGGTATTCCTCTCCAATCCCTCTCGGTAGCCATCACCATCTCTTGAACGGTATCAAAGTGTGCGGCCACCGCACGACTCTTTCCCCATCCAATGCCGGGAAGTTCTGATGCTATCCGGCGGACGATGGTAGGCTTGGTCAACTCTACTGTGTTGTCCGGCCTCCTGTGCAATGCGAGATGGGACGTGTGCTCGTTGAATTGTTTGTCATTCCACCAGTGATACAGGGCGCAGATGACCTGCACTGTCTCCATCCGCGTTCCCGAATAAAGAATCATAATCCCAGCTTTCACTGTCAGGGTGTTCAGGAATCCAACAACCTCCCTCGCCATGAATCTTCGCTGGCCTAAACTGGCAGCTTCCCAGCCTCCTCCCCGTCTCAATTCCAGCAGGCCGCTTTCCGGGTTAAATCGCCACAACCCCTCGACGATGATATAAATGTACTGATAGGAGGATGTAAGGCCAATCAACTGATGTCCGGCCAACCTCCCCGTCACCATGCTGTTCAACAGGTCCAATATTCCTTTCCGTTCTACCCCTATGGATACCGGCCCGTCGGACCCGTTACCGAGGAAGCTGATATCTCCATACAGCAGTCTCGAAACCTCCACGTCTATCCCCGGTGGGAACAGGGGGAGAAGCTCCACGCTTCCGGTCCTATCATCAATCGTTATCATGAGAACACCATGTTCAGCACGACTTGAAAGTCAACAAGCGGCCCCTCCAGCACTATCCCCATCACCGCCGCGTTCTGTCGGCAATCAACAATGGTCGCTTGGAACTCGTTATCCTCATTGCGCTGGGTGTGAATGTTAATCTGCGAGGAATAGGGGATGTCCTTGAATCCCTGAAACACGAACTTGCCGGTCGGTTTGTCATTAAGATATTGCTCCGTCATCTTGTTCACGATGATGAAGTTCTTGTCACTACTATATGCGTCCCTGATTAACCCCCGCATCTCGGCATTGACCGGCCCGTAATTATGGGGCATGACCTGGGTCAGCTTGCCGAACCTTGCCATCCTCAACAGTTCCCAGACCTCCGTTCCGGTATCCCAAACCACGCTCCTAACCTCCGGGTCATTGAGGGCTATCTTGAACTCATTCCTAAACCTGTCCCATTCGGCCACGAACTTGCCGGGAGAAATCTCATGTATCCTATACTCGCTCGTGTAAATCTTCTTTGATGTCGCAAACTTATGCACCACCCCTTCCAGCCCGTAGTCGAAGTCGAATAGGATGATAGGGTCCGGGGCGGTAAGGGAGAAGTTTGTCTTGCCGCTCTTCTCCCGTCCCATCACGTGCGCTATCAACCGCTGTTTGACCGCTGTGGACGCCGGTTTAAATGCTGTGTTTATTGCCATATCCAACCCCTCCGTTTTGCATGGTTAACTATCATTGTCCAGTTCTCCTCAATCTCTTGGTCTGTGAACTCCAGGGAATACCTATACCATTCCGGGCCGGTGCCCTTGTAATCCCCGTTGATGTAGAGAACGTGCATGTCACATCGTCGCGTTTGTGTCGCACGGAGATACCCCTTGACCTGGGTCATCCATCTCCAGTTATCGATGGGGTCGTTCTTTGACGACTTCCACGTGCATTTATACTCATGCAACACCCAGTTCTCAACGTCGAATTTATCGGGAGTCATGTAGATTCCATCCACGCATAGCTCCCCGATGTTGCATATTGCATACCTGTCCTTTAAGGCTCGCTCCAGCACTTGTTCCCAAATGAACCCCATCTCCATCATGGTGTTTTTCTCATTGCCATACGTGTAGTTATCAAGTCCGGCGGTGGTGGCTATATCGTGGATGACTACCGATAGGTGCACCCCGTCACTTCGAGGGGATTCCTCGAAGGCGACTCTTGGCATCTCTTCTTTAACCTTTTGAAGATAAATCACGGTATTCCCCCTTTGGGATGGCGGGGGCCAGTTGAGGCCCCCTATCCCCAGTGTGTTAGGCGAGCGTTATCTTCCCATCCGCATACGTCCATTCCCCTCTGCTGCTCAGGAAGTCATCCTTGTAGAGAAGCTGAACGATTTGGGTTTTGTTCGGACTGTTCCCCGCCGCTTTAAAAGCTATTGCCGGGAGTTTACTCTTGAGGATACCTTCGGGATTCTCTGCAAGAATAGACAGCATAACCCCGACAGCCTCGGATTCAACATCACCTGCATCCTCCTCGTTTGCCTTGGCTGTTGCCACGCCTTTACCTGTTTTCCCTGCTTTCTTCTCCCCAGGGAACGAGGTAATCTTGTCAAACGTGAGGATGGTATCCTCAAAGGACTTGCCGTCGGCTCTCGGTGCCTTGGCAATCCCAGACCTCTGCGGGGCCGGAACTCGGATAACGTGACCTTTCATACCGACGAAACACGTGATGTCGTCAGTGATTTTATCCTCCGGGAATCCCGCATTGACGATACTTGCCAACAGGATACCACCGTTGCTCGACTGCACAATCTGTGTAGCCTTGCCGATGGGGACAAGTTTCTTTCCATCCTCGGAGGGCTGCCAATCCGTGGCCTTTCCAACAGACCAGTACTGTTCAACGGTGTTATCCTCCCCCTCGACCGCAAAGACGAACTTTATGGCCGGGGTGAGAGGGCCTTTGCCTTGGTAATCCCAAAGGACAATGGAAGCGTCCTTCACTGTTACGTTAGCATCGTTGAGGAGCCCTCCTCCTTCTGAGAAATTGCTCGGTCTAAAAATACTCATGGTAAAACCTCCTGTAATTGTTGATAGTTAAGGGTTAATACTTCTGTCTCTGCCGCCTGTAAATCTGTTATATCACCTCCTTCACTTTAGGGATTGTTATGCTTTGCCGGATAGCGTCATGGAACCACTTCGGCATGAAATCCTTGTATTTTCTCAAGAACCATTTGAAATGGTCGTCGATTACAAAGTTCACGCACCAGTCATCCTCCGCTCGCACCCCTCGTCCGCATGTCTGCACAAGGGTCTGGGCTGTCAGGTATGACAGGTAATCTTTGTCTATCTCCTCCCGCGCCTTCATCACTTTGCTCCGGCTATCGGGGAAGGGAAGTTTCCCAACAATCTGCCAACGTGCGCATTCATAGGGGAAGTCCCAGCCGGTCGTTACGGACGGCGATACTAAGATGGCCGGGGGACTACTCTCCCTAAATTCCGTAACCTTCCTCTGCGTGTCGTGGCTGTTGTGGACAATCATGAAGTCCCGGAACGCGCTACTGTTTCGCACCCTCTCCGCTCGGTCAAAGCTCACCGTGTGAATTATCCCCTTCTGGCTTAAATACGTCGAGATGATTTGGTCAATGCGCGATAACCATGCCTGCATCCCCATGTTATTTATCCTCCGGTCAACTCTCGTAGTGGGGATGTAATATAACAACCGGTTTGACACGGGGAAGTAGGAGGGATATTCAATCAACTTCCCAGTTATCCCCAGAATGTCGAGGGTCTTCTGGGTGAGGGTGGCCGACACGAGGAGGACCTTTGGTATCCCACGGAAAAGTGATGGCTCCGCCATCTTCTGCGGCCATATGGGGTCGAAGCTCACCCTGTCATCCTGCAATTCGGACACCCAGTTATCTCCCCTAACCTTGTAAAATCTCTCAAGTTTCAGTCCGAGGTTGATAAGCTCCGTATCCATGTTCCCGTCTTCCTTTGCGTCCTGAATCCTGTCCTTGACGATACCTGCGAGAACCTTTGCCCAGTCGTCAAGGTTAGTCCCCTCCTTCGGCCACTTGATGAATGCTCTCGTCTCCGCTCTCCTGAAACTCACAGCCGTTGAATCGAGCAAGTGGGAGATGACATCGTGGGCCTCGTCGCAAATCAACAGGTCGAACTTGCCTAACCTATCCGGCTCGTTCGCGAACCAGAAGGCGTAGTTCGTGACAACAATCTTTGAGGCTTGACTACGTGCTATCTGGTCGTAGTATGGACACCCCCCGGCATTATACTCACAGGGCTTGCCCCATTTACACGGGCCATATTGGACTGTGTATGGAGCTAACCGGCACTTGTAGCTCGATTGCCCCTTTTGCACAGTGATTATATCGCCGAACTCCTCCTCCAACTGGTCTTGCAATCCCTTGGTCGAGGTAAGTATCAGCGTCCGCGCGTTCCGTATCCTCGCCACGGCCATGTAACATACGGTTTTCCCGCCGCCGGTGGGGACGACTTGCGCGACGAACCTATCCTGATTACGCAGTGCATCCTCGATTATCTCCTCCTGCCCCCGCCGCCACTCTTGGAACTTCGATGGAAGTCCAATCTCTTTGGGCTTTTTAATCATCTGTCGGAATCCTTTCTATATCGGCTTTCTCAATACCATCCGCTGGCTTAACGTGTTTGTGATACTTGCACTCTCCAACCCCCTCCCACGTTTCGAGGTCATAATAGTGTCTGCACGGTGGGCCAGTCCCTCTCCGGTGGGGGAGGAAGTGCTGGCAACTGTGGCACTTTAGTTCCGCCTGCATCAGCACCCAAAAAGCGACGTTGCTACTCATTGTTCCTCTTCCTTCCTTTTCCTCTTCTCCTCTTGCTCCTGTAGCTTCTTTGTGAACCATGCACTTCGATAACCCCTTTCTTTCAAGACCTGCCTCCGTCTCCTCCTTCTATCTCTCCGGGTGCACGGCTTACATTTTGTAACTGCGTGCAGGTTGTTCGGCTTGACATACCGGATGTTGTTGCAGTTCGGGTTCGCGCACGCGATGGGGACGCTGAAGTCACGGAAGTCAACCTTTTCTATACTTCCGTCATATCCCAGTTGCTCCACCCATATCGGCTCCGGCTCGTAAGGGGCCTCCTCGGAGGATGGTAGTGCCCCCGCTTCGGATGGCGAGGGCCTCTCTTCTATCTGCACCAGCCTTACCTCCCCTTTCTCAACAAAGTTGAACACGATGATACCATCTTCCTCGTGGAGGATTATTAGCTCCCCCTCGCTTCCTCGGAGGCTTCTTGAACCGCCGGGATTGGCCGGATACTTCCCGCGCCTTATCAACCCGTCTGCTATCTCCTGAAACTTGTCTCTCTTCTCGTCCATTTCAATCTCCTTTCCCCCCGTACCCCCTTTTTCTCTTATTAGCAATAGCTGTGCCAGCGGTAAGGGGTAGCCCCGTGACACACTGTTCGCTACCCTAAACTATGACTGGGTGCGAAGAGAATTACGCACTTGGGGTAGTATTGTTCGCAGTGCTAAATAACGCTCACGATAGCCAGCACAATCAGTACCATACCTAAAAAGGCCGCCGAGACGATGGTCAATGTTGCCGCAATCGGCTTTTTCAGTGTGATGAATACCGCCGTTGACCCGATTAGGATACCTATGGCCGCCCCCACTAAACCCATCAATTCTCTGTAGTCCATATCACCACCACCACCCCGGCTCGCGCGTCTCTTTGTGCAGTTGTTCCACCTGTTCACGCGTCTTAATCGTTTCACGTAGCTGCCTCTTGTTTATCTCGCGGTTCTCGCGCATCTCCTGCTGGCTCCGCATCTCCTCCTGCGCCTGCCTATCCCACTGCTGCTGTTCCCATTGCATACGCCACGTGTTATCTCCTTGACCCCAGACCAGACTACTTCCGGCCATGACCACTATCGCACTTATCGCGACTATCAGCTTTTTCATAGAAACACCTCCCCCTTGAAATTACCATGATTTCCTCGGTGTGATTTTGATGACTCGATAGGCTTCAATCCCACCTTGAGCACGCCTGCCCATCAAGTATGTCATGTCGGGATACTCCCACTCGACGAGCAATCCATTCTCATCACGTCCTATAGGTTTTACAGCTATTGCCTTCCCACGTCTTTCTAATACGGTGTCAGCTAATGTTCCTATAGTCACTGATTGTCTTGCTTTTCCGGGGACCTTTTCGATTTGCCTCACAACATAAGTCCAAGTGTTGTTTTTTGGAGGCCCATAAGTGATGATATAAGTAAACTCCCCGTCGTTGTAATATCCCTTGCTTATGTCTCCATATCTGTGCCCACCAGTAAATTTGTCTGCCCGGATTCGGCTTTGAACAATATCTGCCCCCTGTCCGACCTTGATTAACTCCCCTCGAATTGTGGCTTGATTAACTTTTTGACCCCAAGCCGGAAGGCTCCAAGCCATGACTGCTATCGCACTTATCGTGACTATCAGCTTTTTCATAGAAGCACCTCATGATTGAAATTGTTTTGATTGCCGCGTCCATCATCATCAATGCCGTGAAAGTCCACGCCTCAAGAATCATCCCCGTGAAAAGCATACATCCTCCTCTCTCCCACTCCTCCCACCCGCTATCGCGATTAAAGGCTACCTCGGAAGGTATCCTTGACTACTCATATTGACCTATGAAGATAACCGCTCTTTTCCATCCGGTCAAGGATTAACTGGTAGAACAGTTTATCAGCCACCTCAACCGTCTCCCCTCGCGTGTTAACCGCCGTCGCCCTTAAGGTTACAGTCACCCTTGATTTGGGGTTCTTCTGCTGAAGGAAGGCATAACACTGAACAGGAGTTCCCTCAACGTTTCCGCTGGCGTACACAACCTCGTTCTTCTCGTCTGCCATCGCAGTGAACTTGAACCGTTGAAAAGCGTCAACGGTGGCGTACACCGCCATCTCTTTGCTCGTGGTGTTTAGGGTTCTTGACCTTTCTTCCGCAGGTAAAGTCCTTACCATTGGCAGGTGGCACCCCAGGAGCATTAAGACAACTCCCGCAATGATAATCTTTCGCATCTCTCCCCCCTCGTTCGCTGGCCTTAGCTATCACCCCAGCCTCCGGCAATCCGATGGCTCCAATCTCGTCGGCGGTCAGTCGCCCACCGCAAGAGGCTCCCCCAGCCGGGACCGCTGCCCAAATCGCCGCGACACATGCTACTGAAATGATTACCTTTTTCATTGACTTTCCCTCATTTCGCCTTCGCCTCATTAAGCAATGCGGCTAAGCTGTTGACAAGCCTTTCGGCCTGCCCTTCAGTCAATCCGGTTATCAGACACGGGCGAACTGAAACACTATGCTTAACCACTATCCCGCGCTCGGTCGTGACGGCCTCTGCATAATGGTTAATCATCCCCACTTCTTTAATCAACGCCTTTTGTAGCCTCATCTCTCACCCTCCTCATTTTTTAATCTGTAAAGTGATGTTCATCCTGTCAGCGAAGTCCTTCACCTCTCTCACATACCTCTTTTCGAGGCCGGTGACGATAATCAAGAAGGCTACTGGCACCCCGCGCTTACCGCGCCGGAGAACTTCGCTGGCTATCTCCTTGTAGGATATGCCTTTGACATCAAGGAATCTTTTGATTGTTCTCTCGTCATCCCACGTTACTGTCATCTCATGCCTCTTTTATATGTTTCCTTTTTTCATACCGCAAAGTAGGGGAATCCTTGACTACTCTTTACTGGCGTCATTCCTTAGTTTTATAAACTTTTCAAGTATTCCGAAAAGCCCCTCAAAAAATTCGGGATGTCTCTCGTCAAATTCAAGTATCACTCCCTCATATTCCCCAGTTAAATAGCCTATTGTGGCGAACATCTCAACTTTCGTCTTGTTTTCACTTATAGGTGTTATTTCGGCAAGATATGAGTAGCTCTTGCCGCCTCTTTTATATCTAACAACCATCTTTTCAGCCGGTTTAACTGGTTTCCATTGAAATGTCATGAATGCCAAACTAACACAATCTTGCATGACGTTCGCAGGTTCATTATACACCCTCGAAACACCCCGCATCTCCGCACACAGTGCTGCTTTTCCCATCAAGACAATAATCAACGTCAATGCACATCCCAAAGCTATCTTTTTCATTTTCTCCTCCAATCTCCCACTACCGCCCACCCGCTTTCGCATTAGTTAATCCTTCATTTCCTCCCGAAACATCTCGACCTGCCAGTCTCTCCACCTCTTCTCATATCCCTTCCTTGTAATCCCCGACCCAGAGCAAACCGGGCAGGACCTGTACACCGGGAATACTCCCGGTTTGGGCAGGTATTTCCGGCCCTTGCCGCCACAGATGGGGCAAGTGACCGTCTTGACATGCCGCACGTCCTTGTCTAATATTTCCTCTCCGGGGACGACCGTGCCCAGGAGTCGGCAACCGTGCGCCGTTTGGGCATACCAGGCCCAAATGGGCTTCCCGGCATCCGCCATAAGTTTTCTCTGTTGTGCCATATCCAATTTAGACATGGCGCAAATTTGCTCCCATTTTTCATCTTTTAACTCCGTCCGCCCGATAACGGGCACCGTGACAGAACTTCCCATGATTCAACCCTCCTCTCTTCTCAAACGATATCAACAAAAAACCCGTGTTCTTTGGCAAGGTTCTTCAGGTCATAATAGCGCGACGGGTCCCGCAGTTCAACTTTTACAAAGATTGCGGCACCCCTTGCCAGGTCTTCAAAGTTAACCATCCTCCCCGACACCTTGCCGTGGGCGATTCCCTTCTCGTCCAAGTATTTCTTAACTTTTGCCGTCGCTTCTCTCGATGTCATTGCTATCCCTCCCTCCCATTATGAAACAATTAATATCCCTATCCATAACCCAAGTGCAAAGGACATACCGATGTAAGCTATAACCCCTGTAATCGCCATGATTGCCACCGCCGCTTTCCATAAAATCTTCATCTCCGTTTCCCCCTCTTAGTAAAGTAGTCCTATCCAATGACAAACCTGCAATATACATACCATCGCCACGTAATAAAACCCGTACAACGCGATGACTATTCCAATCACGCTAATACACGTTACGAATTTCTCAACGAACGGGTCTATACCTTGCGCCCGTTGATATCTCTCCTCGTCCGCTGGCGTAAGCGTACCGTTGAACAGGTGTCGCAGATATATCAACTCATCTTTCGGCCTGTCAAAGTATCGCCCCGGTACAGGTTCAAGGCCAATAAACTCCCGGAATCGCTTGATTATCCCTCTCATCTCTTCCTCCAATTCTGTTTTTCAGCCGTCAAGGTTACGCTCCCGTCGGGATTGAGATAGACGGTTTCACCCGTCTTGTTATCGGTACGTGTCAAGGTTACGACCTCTTTCGACCTGGCGGCCCGCTTCGCCGCGAGCATGGCCGATGACCGGCTCGTATAATACAGGTGCAAGGCATATCCAATTTCTACTGTGTACGTGTATCTTTTCATGCTTCCTCCACCTCCAATCTATCGAGTAGTATGGGCGCGATGGTAGCGATTCTGCCTCCCCAGCCCGTTATGTATAGTAGTGGCAGGAGTTCCGGGGTTATAATTCCCATTTCGGGATAATCGAATCCCGCGAGCGCATCCGTATAAAATTTGACGTTATACGCATACCCCTCGACCGCGGGGTGAACGATAACCTCGGTACCCTTGACGATGGCAACCCGGCACTCCCAAGGTGTTAGCGGGGTGATATCAGCCGTTAGCATCCGCCTTAATATGTTCTCTATGAGTTCCGTCGGCTCCTGCAAGGGAAGATTGACCTTATCAGCCGGGCACAAGAACACCCGACTTGAACCGACCGAGGCGGCATAATCAACCCCGAAACGCGGTCCTCGGTTTGCGTCTATCCTAAAAATCCCCCGCGCCCCCTCGTCCGCCTGTATCAGTTCAAGCCACTTGTCGGGTTTCCTTATACTCCCAGACATTCGCCGGGGAAACATCTTTCGATGAATACCTATTAGTACATCTCGATACTCATCGAAAACCTCTTCGGGAAGGCTTTCCACCAGGCCCGCGAAGGCTCCCATGCTTACCTTCTTGACCCCCTTAACTCTTAAGGCATCATTCGCTATAATTTCGCATCTTTTCATTGTTTCCTCCCCCTTTAAGGTCCGCGAAGTCCATTATCGCGGACCTTTTAACTTTATACTTCATTCACCATAATACACAGGTGCTAATACCGCCGCTTTCCCGCCACCGAACGTCAGAAGCAAATTACCGTTTGGCAATGCGAAGGCATCATAAGCCCGCTCTTTACAAGCCCTTGCATCTGTGAAATGTTGAACCCGGTACCCATACCCTTCTTTTCCCTCCGGGTGCGTTATGACTTCCTTCCCACCCGCTATGAGGACCTTAAAATCGGGAAGGTAAAGGCGTTTGGCTTTCCCAAATGGGTTCAAGGCGCGTCTTATCTTATCAATCTCTTCTTCGTTTGCGTCCTCTAACTCGTAGTCAAGTTCAACTTCTCTGCAACGTACCAGGTGCATCCTGTAAGATTCCATAGCGACGTAGTAAAAGCCGTCTGTTAATCCCTCGATGTTTTCAAGGTGTATTCTGATGATGTTTTTTGTGTTGATAATATTCAGCCATCTTTCCGTGCCGACGCTCCCGGTACGCCGTGTCGGGAATAGGGTCTTGTGCAGTGCTAATAAAAAGTCACCGTATTGCGAATATATCTCACCCGGCAAGGCGTCAACAAAATAGGCATACTCCGCCTTGTCAATTCGCCATTCCCCTTTATCAAACATGGCCCTATTTGCTACTCTCTCGCTATTCATGATGACCTCCCCCTCTATGATTTTATCCTGCGGGCAATCCCGCAATAGCCGCGAGCGTCACCCCCTCCCGTCAGCTCCCACTGCCATGCCATGCACTCATCGGCCTCGCACATGGCCTGCCAATACCTCAACGACCCTTCTTTAATTTTGAAAGGGCATATTTTACCCCTTGCTTCCTCTATCGTCAGGTTATTTTTCATCTCCCCTCCCTATATGACTATCAAGTGGTCAAAGAACAACGTTCCGTTCATGGGATAGGCCCGCCTTCTCTTCTTGAGATTTAGGGGGAAGTCGGCCACCCCAGGAGTTACAAGTTTCCCCGCGCTAATCTTGCAAAGTCGGCCCTTGACTTCGATAATGGCCGCCGACCGCTCAAGGTAATAAGCGCGAACACAACCCTCTGCATGTTCATAGGTTTCAAAGGCCATTATACCTATACTATTGGGGACCTTCTTGACAACCGCCCCCTTCTCATATCGTGGGAAGTAAGGCTCCAGCCCGTACTTCTCGATGATTTTCATCAGGTTTTTGGTTCCACGCGCTTTTATATATAAGGCCGCGTTAAAGCCCAACCTCGTCCGCCTGTGGATTACCTTATAAGCCCTCATTTTTACCCTCCCCTTTCTATAGTTCGACCTCGACGTCTGGCGGGATGTAATAACTCCGCCACGCTGCAAGTTGACTTTGTATCTTGTACAGAATTTCTTTGACCCACAAGGAAGCCGTCGCCCCGTTCGGGAACGCTCGCGACGCGAACGACGATAGTTCTTCCTTTTCGGAAGGGATGTCTATGCAGACATCCCCATCATCAAAGATATTCGTCGTGGGATAGTCTCCCTTGTCCACGACCTTAATTATGGCCGACACAGTCCCGCCGGTGAGGCAGTCGTGGTTTATATCGTGTTTCTCATATGTTACCTTTACTTTCATCTTTTCCCCTTTCTTGCCCGCTCCCCAATGTCAGGGGAGCGGGCTTTTGAAATTAATCACCCTTGCACAATGAACCCCTCATCGCCCACGGGGATTATGAAGTATTCCTCTTCTACATCCTCAAGGCTCTCGAACTCATCCCCGCAATCCCGTCTGAACTCTTCGAGATTGCGGTACTCGGTAAAGTCACAACAAAGCCCGATTACATCGAGCTCGACGGGCTCCCCGGTGTCTTCCTCGAAGGATTCCAAATAATCGAACAAGGCGCGGAGACCTTCATAGGTGAAGTTTTCCGTTCGCCCCATACGTTCGAAAGCCTCTACGAAATCCCGAAACTCAACCCTCTGAAACATGATTCAATCCTCCCTTTCCGCCCAAGTGGGCAATTATTAACTGGTTACGGGGTTACTTCTTGCCCTGTCTTAACGTCGAACACCTTGTAAGGCGCACGACCGGTGTCAAACCAGTCGTGCCCAAGGCAATACGTTTTTACCGACCCCTCATTCATTATGTAGCCCGCATTCGGGGCGCAGGGGCTGCATTTCTCCGCATATGTAAAGAAGGGGGACTTGCCGACAAAGA